TGACGGGCAGGATTATTAAGTCTTCTATAGAAAAGGACGGGGATGTATGGGAAACCATAGACTTTCCAGCAATCCTACCTTCTGGGCGCGCCCTTTGGCCTGAGTTTTGGGATATCAAGGAGTTGGAGGTTCTAAAAGAAGAACTGCCAATTTCCAAGTGGCAAGCACAGTACCAACAGCAGCCAACTTCAGAAGAAGGCGCATTAGTCAAAAGAGAATGGTGGCGTATTTGGGAGCAAGACTACCCGCCACGGTGCGAATTTGTTATCCAGTCTTGGGATACTGCGTTTACTAAAAACGAGCGTTCAGACTATTCAGCTTGCACTACATGGGGTGTTTTTTATAAAGATGAGAACGAGAATGACCCTAACATTATCTTGCTAGACGCTTATAAGGCACGACTAGAGTTCCCAGAGTTAAAGGAAAAAGCCTTTGATATGTACAGGGAATTTGCGCCAGATGCGTTTATCGTGGAAGGAAAGGCGTCAGGACTGCCGTTAATCGGCGAATTAAGAAGAATGGGTATTCCTGTATCCGAGTTTACCCCAACCCGTGGAAATGATAAAATCGCGAGATTGAACTCGGTAACAGATTTATTTGCGTCTGGCAAAGTATGGGCGCCAGAAAAAAGATGGGCAGAAGAAGTAATTGAAGAGATGGCTTCCTTCCCTAATTCGGACCACGATGACTTAGTAGACTCCTCTACACAAGCATTAATTCGATTTAGGCAGGGTGGTTTCATTCGATTGCCCAGTGATGAACCAGAAGAACCGCAGTATTTTAAATCCAAGCGTAATGCTGGATACTACTAATAGGAAATAATATGGCAATTGATAAAGCTCTCTACCAAGCACCCGAAGGCATTGATGCTTTGGCAGCCAAAGAACAACCACTAGAGATTGAGGTGGTAAATCCAGATGAAATGACCATTGGAATGGATGGATTAGAGATTACTTTAACGCCAGACACTGAAAAAAACGATGATTTCTATGCTAACTTGGCAGAAGAAATTGATGACCGCGCCCTTTCAAGCATGGCAAGCGAGCTTTTAGAGGGTTTTGAGGGCGATATAGCCTCTAGAAAAGACTGGATTCAGACTTATGTAGACGGTTTAGAGCTATTAGGACTAAAGATTGAGGAAAGAAGTGAGCCATGGGAAGGTGCTTGCGGTGTTTATCACCCATTACTGTCCGAAGCATTGGTGAAATTCCAAGCAGAAACCATGATGTCTATCTTCCCAGCGTCTGGTCCAGTCAAAACACACGTCATTGGCAAGGAAACACCTGACAAAAAAGCTGCGGCGGAACGGGTTCAGGATGATATGAACTACGAACTGACCGAAGTCATGCAAGAATACCGTCCAGAAACCGAAAGAATGTTGTGGGGATTGGGTTTAGCGGGTAATGCGTTCAAAAAAGTCTATGAAGATGCACAATTAGGACGTCAAGTCTCTATGTACGTCCCAGCAGAAGACATGGTTGTGCCGTATGGCGCCTCTAGTCTAGAGTCTGCTGACCGTGTAACCCATGTGATGCGCAAAACAGAAAATGAAATGCGGGCATTACAGGTTTCAGGGTTCTATCGTGACATAGATTTGGGCGAGCCAGTCAATGTACTGGATGAAGTAGAGAAAAAGATTGCAGAAAAGCTAGGATTTAGAGCCAGCACAGATGACCGTTTCAAAGTTTTAGAGATGCACGTCAACCTAGACCTAGAAGGTTACGAACATACCGACAAAGAAGGGAATGCCACTGGAATCGCCCTACCTTATATCGTCACTATTGAAAAAGGCAGCAACACCGTCTTATCAATTCGCAGAAATTGGGAGCCAGATGATGAAAAACATCAAAAACTGCAACATTTCGTACACTATGGGTATATTCCCGGTTTTGGTTTTTACTGTTTTGGTCTTATCCATCTTATCGGTGCTTATGCTAAATCTGGTACTTCCCTTATCCGCCAACTTGTTGACGCAGGCTCCCTCGCAAATCTGCCGGGTGGCTTTAAGACCCGTGGCTTGCGTGTTAAAGGAGACGACACACCGATAGCACCGGGCGAATTCCGTGATGTGGACGTCCCATCTGGAGTGATGCGTGACAACATCATGCCACTCCCATACAAAGAGCCAAGCCAAGTATTAATGGCATTGTTAAATCAAATCGTAGAAGAGGGGCGCCGTTTTGCAAATACAGCAGACCTTCAAATCTCAGATATGTCTGCAGCCGCACCTGTCGGAACTACATTGGCTATCTTGGAGCGCACACTTAAAGTAATGTCCGCAGTACAAGCTCGTATCCACTACAGCTTAAAACAAGAACTTAAGTTACTTAAAAAGATTATTGCCGACAACGCACCCGAAGAGTACGACTATGAGCCAGAAGAGGGCAGCCGTAAAGCCCGCAAGTCTGACTATCATAACGTAGACGTTATTCCAGTCTCAGACCCGAACGCCTCTACTATGGCGCAAAAGATTGTGCAGTATCAAGCGGTTATGCAGTTAGCTGCCCAGTCTCCAAACCTCTTTAATATGCCGCTTTTATACCGTCAGATGCTGGATGTATTAAGCATTAAGAACGCCCATAAGCTCATTCCGTTGCCTGAGGATATGAGACCAAAAGACCCTGTAACGGAAAATCAAGATATTTTGATGATGAAGCCCGCCAAGGCTTTCCAGTATCAAGACCATACCGCCCATATCACGGTGCATATGTCAGCCATGAAAGACCCTAAAATCATTCAGTTACTACAAGGTAACCCTATGGCACAAGCCTTACAGTCTGCAATGATGGCGCACATTAATGAACATCTTGGGTTCCAGTATCGTGTTGAGATTGAAAAACAACTGGGTATGTCTTTGCCAGCCCAACAAGACGAGTCTGGTGAAGATATCCATATGGACCCAGAAGTTGAAGCCCGCCTTGCACCTATGTTGGCACAAGCTTCCCAACGATTGCTCCAACAAAATCAAGCACAGGCTGCACAGCAACAAGCCCAGCAGCAAGCCCAAGACCCGTTGGTTCAAATGCAACAACAAGAGTTGCAAATCAAACAGGCAGAGCAACAACGCAAAGCCCAAAAAGACCAGACAGATGCCAATCTCAAGATGGAACAGATTAAGGTCGAGCGCGCCCGTATAGCTGCACAAACAGCCATGGAAGCAGCCAAGTCACAGTCCCAAAAAGAATCTGCTGAAACAATCGAGAAAATGAAGATGGGTATTGATATGGTCAAACATATCTCTGAAAAAGGCAAAGCACATGAGTTACAGAACAAACAACTGTTAACTAATGTTGCACTGCAAAAAGATAGGCAAAACCATGAAGCAATGATTCAAGAGAAGGAACCAAATCAGAAAGGTGAATGATGGACGTATTTGAGGTTTTAGTCACAGAACTAGACAGCAAAGCATTACAACTTAAAGAATGGATGGCAGCAGGAAACGCACAGTCGTATGACAGCTATCAAAAAATTTGCGGAGAGATTCAAGGTCTTCTCTTTGCAAAGCAGTACGCCTTAGACCTTAAACACAGAATGGAACATTCCGACGATGAATGAGTTAAACCTTTCGCAAGCAGTAGATTTATCAGCAGTACTCGACAAGAGTCAAGAAGAAAAAGCCAGTCAACTACCAAAACCCCAAGGATATCGCATACTATGCGCCATTCCTGAGGCGGAAAAGGAATATGACAGCGGTATAGCCAAAGCAGACGTCACGCTTAAAAATGACGAAATTCTCACAACAGTCCTATTTGTAGTATCTCTAGGACCTGATTGTTACGCAGATAAAGAGCGTTTTCCCACCGGACCTTGGTGCAAGCAAGGGGATTTTATCCTTGTACGCCCCAACGCTGGAACGCGCCTAGTAATCCACGGCAGAGAATTCAGGCTCGTAAATGATGATAGCGTCGAGGCAATAGTGGATGACCCACGCGGTATTTCCCGCAAATTTATTTAAGGAGCCGACAATGGCTGAATTACAGCAAGAAAAATATCAGTTCCCTGATGAGATAGAGGCTACAAAAGCCAACATTGAATCACAAGTTCCTGATTTTGAAGTAGAAATTGAAGACGACACTCCTGAAGAGGACCGTGGTCGTATTCCAGCATCTCAAGAAACTGTTAAAAAAATTGAAATAGAAGTCAATGAATTAGACCAATACAGTGAAGATGCTAAGAAAAAAATCATTTCCATGAAACGTATTTGGAACGACGAGCGCCGTCGTGCTGAATCTGCAGAGCGGGAACGTGAAGCAGCGATTTCAGCAACCAAAAAGCTATTGGAAGAGAATAAGCGCATCAAACAAATGCTGACAACAGGTGAGCAAGAGTATGTAAGCGCAGTAAAGAATTCGTCAGAAATGCAACTTGAAATGGCAAAAAAAGCCTATAAAGAAGCATATGACATGGGTGATTCTGAGAAGTTAGCAGATGCTCAACAAGCTATGGTCAAAGCTAGTTTAAATCTTGATAAAGCAAACAATTTTAAGTTGCCTACTTTACAAGAAGAAAGATATGATGTAAAAATACAACATGACCCGGTAACACCACCGCCTGACGACAGAGTTATGGAGTGGCAAGCCGAAAATCCTTGGTTCGGACAGGACGAAGAGATGACCGCATCAGCGTTAGGGCTACACGAAAAGCTTAAACGTCAAGGCGTAAAAATTGGGTCTGAAGAGTATTACTCTGCGTTGGACAAAACAATGCGGAAACGTTTTCCAGAGAATTTTGAGGAAACGGAAATAGAAGCAGAGCCAAAGGACGAGCCTAAGGCGAAGCCAAAATCTATCGTTGCTCCGGCTACAAGGTCGACTGCCCCTAAAAAGGTAAAGCTAACTACTACACAAGTAGCATTAGCTAAAAAATTGGGTTTAAGCCCAGAGCAATATGTCCGTGAACTTTTAAAACTGGAGAAATAAAATGGCTACAAAAGCTACTAGAGAAGTAACAAATCGTGAATTTGATGAACGTCCAAAATCATGGGCGCCACCAGAATTACTACCAGAACCTGACAAAGAGTCTGGATTTGAGTACAGATGGATTCGAGTTTCAATGCTCAACCAAGCTGACCCACGCAATCTTTCATCAAAAATGAGAGAAGGTTGGGAACCAGTGATGGCGGAAGAGCAACCGAAGTATAGATTGTTAGCCAGTCGAGATGGTCAGTTTAAAGACAATATTGAGATTGGTGGTTTATTACTCTGCAAACGTCCGGAAGAGTTTGGTCAGCAACAGGCAGCTTATTACGCCAAGATGACTAAAGAACAGGCGGATGCGGTAGATAATAATTTAATGCGCCAGAGCGATGCTCGTATGCCTATCTTTAAAGAAGGTAAGTCTACGACTAGCAAAGGTACGAAAAATTAATTTTTAGGAGATTTAAATGGCATATCCAACCGTCCCCGGTCCTTATGGATTTAAGCCTGTAAATCTTATTGGTGGTCAAGTTTTCTCTGGTTCGACTCGTCAGATTCCTATCCAGTATAACTTTGGCACTAATATTTTTTACGGCGACGTAGTAGGTATTTCACGTGGTTTCATTACACGTTCAACTGTAACAACAGGCGCTGGTGCTACCACTGGTTCCCAAGGTACAGTAGGTGTTTTCTTGGGTTGTTCTTACACAGACCCAGTTACTAAGCAAAAACGTTTTAGCCAATACTATCCTGCTAATACTTTAGCTGGTGATGCATTTGCTATCGTTACTGATGACCCAGATACTTTGTTTAAAGTAGCTGTTGTTCAGACTCAAGGCGCTACCCCAATCGGTTCCGCTGCGACTTCAATGATTGGTTTAAACATTGCTGGTTCTGACTTAGCTGGTTCAACCAATACTGGTGATTCATACAATGGCGTATTAGCTTCTAGCGTTGCTAACACTGCTTCATTACCATTACGTATTGTTGATTTAGTACGTGATACTGCTGTAGCTACAACCGCCACTTATACTAGCGGTACAACTACATTAGTAACTTCTGCTCTTCCTTCAGCTTTGGTTGTAGGTGCAGAAGTTGGCTATATTGCCGCTAACGGGCAATACGTTGGTACAGGTTCATGGGTTTCTACCGCTGCTACTGCTGGCGCAACTTCAGTTGTTTTGAACAGCGCTCAAGTAACAGTAAACAGTCCAACTGGTACTGCATCATCCGCAATGACAATTCCTGCTTCAAGCACTTTGGTATTTACTCAATATCCAGAAGTTTACGTTAAGTTTAACTTCGGTATCCATGAGTACTATAGCAATACTGCCCAAGCAGCTACACTATAATTAAGGAGCTATAAATGGCTATTTCTCGTGCCCAACTACTAAAAGAGTTGCTCCCCGGATTGAATGCATTGTTCGGATTAGAGTATGCTCGCTACGGTGAAGAACATA